TTAGAAAATGATTTACCTTTAGTTGTTAAATATAATGTAGCATCATTGGGTGAAATTAAATTATGCTTAGCACCTTTACCAAGTGTATAATTTTAATAATATAAATTATTTTTACTATATTATTAAATTAAAAAACATATAATTTTTTTATTTTTACATAAGTGTTATTTTCCACGCACTAATAGATCTCAATATTACTGTAGGTTCTTGATTATTAAATAAAGCTACTTTATCTTTCCATTCTCCAAATATTATCCACTCATTATGATATTTATCCTGTAATTCTTCATTACCATCATCAAACGTATCAATACAATACTTTTGTTCAAATCTTGGAACAACAAATGTCCATTCGTCGTATAATTGTTCTCGAAGTGCTTCCATATTTATTTTTTATATTCATTACAAAATGAATATGAATTTCAATTTTTTTTTATTGAAATAACCTTGTCATTGACTTTGTCCAACTTTTTTTCAATCTGTTATTTCTTATTAAAGTGATTAGTTTATAAAAAATATATGAAAAAAATGTAAAAATTAAAAACAATATTGACAATGTGAAATTTGACATAAAATATACAAATGAAGTACCTGGCTCTATATTTTCGTCTACACCTAATAGTTTCAAGAAAAATATACTCAGCACTCGAGCACCAAACGGATTTGGCCAATTAGATTGATTTTCTGTTTCAGGAAATGTTTGATAACATAATGGTTTATCATAAACATATCTAGTAATATTTAATATTTTAAAATGTAAATATAAATCCCAATCAAACATAGAATAAACATCATCATTTAATATATTTTCTCTGGCTTTTTTTGAATATATACATGATTGAGTACCAGTAGATGCTATTAATTGTGAATGTCTTGAAAAAAAACTATTTATTTTTAACCATGGTAAACAACCCAAATAATAAATAAAACTACCATCTTTTAAATTTTTGATATATTCATTAACATTTTTAACATGTGATTTCAAATCATTAGAAAAGATAAAATCATCTTCTAAAATTAATATATTATTATAATTTTCTTTTTCTGCGTGTTTAAATATTTGTAAATAACAATCAATTAAATCATAATTAGATTTTTGTTCAGGTAATATTTTTTTACATTTTTTAAAACCTTTATTTTCAACAATATAAAGATTTTTAGTAGGTTTATATTTTTGCAATTGTTCATTTACAGAATTTATACGTTTACTATTTACCATTGTAATTATATACGTTACATCAACTGACATATCAAATAATCCTTTTTCATATTGTCTTTTTATAAATTTATAACATGATTTATTTGATTCCATAATAATATATATTAATTATATATTTATTTTTAATTTATCTGTAACGAAATAGCAGTTTCCTTCACGTGTCCATTTACATACAATTGGTATAATTTCAACACCATTTTTATGAGCTTGAATAACTGCTTCTCGATAAATAGGATCAATTACTGAAGGTTGAAAACTACTAATATCAGTACGCTGTATTACATAACATAATATAGTTCTTTTATTTGTAGTTTTTTTAATTTCTTCTAATTCACGAATATGTTTAAGTGCTCTTGGACTAACAGTATCTTTTTGTTTCTTTCTGTAACCATCAGGAAAATAAGATATTTTTTCATTATAATTACAATTTGATGTATCATATTTTTTTCTTTCTTTAGCATAACAATCTACATAATCTGCCAAAGGAACATTCTTTACTTCTAATATAAATTCTTGATCATTTTCGTCAATTCCAACAAAATCAAAACGCGAATTTAACATTTTAACTTCACGTTTATATGATTTCAAGTTTTGTAAACTTGAAATACAATTTAATTGTAAACATTTATCAATTATTGTTTCAGCTAATTTTGGATCAATACCAATATATTCAGTATAATCTCTTTCATTTAATACAGAAAGCATAATTTTATATTTACATACATTTTTCTTATTATCAACAGGTATCATTAATACATTTGCATCTTTATCAGCCAAACCACAACATCCCAATGCTGCGGTATGAGCCATAATATTATCATCTTTATCTTCTATTTTTACATCAGCAACATATGGTGTTTTACATGTTGCTGATGGTCGTTTTATAATTAGACCACTTGTTAAATTTTCCAATGTGAGTAACAACATTTTTTGTAAAAGTAAAATTGTTTTTTAAAACATATTATTTAATATATATTTTTTTTCAATTTTTATTAATAAAATACTTAAATAAATAAATATATATATAACAAAATATGGATGATAAAAAAAAATACTTATCTGCTTTCAAAAGTCAATTTTATGAATTTTTATCAGATTTGGAAATAATGGTACCAAATAATGTTGATATCAAAACTTTTGTAAATTTTGCAAATACTATTTTAAAAATGAATCCAAAATTATTAATAGTTGTTTGGTGGTGGTATATTTACAAAATGTATTATGATAAAATAGAAAGTGGTGATGTTGATTACTTTTTCAATAAAGATTACAGTTATGATTGTAGAAATTTACAAGACAGTCAATATGTTATTGATAGTATTGATAAAATGAAAAATTCTGTAAAAGATGCTGCTAAAGAAGATAAAGAAGTATGTATAAAATATATTCAAAATTTATCTGTATTATCAAATTTATATCATAGTTAATATTTACTATTTTTTTTGTTTTCATATAATATAATGTCTAACATTTATGATTATATTATAATTGGTGGAGGATTATCAGGATTAACCTTATGTATGAATTTACCAAAACATAAAAAAATTTTATGTTTAGAAAAATTGTCACGTTATGGTGGTAGAATTAAATCAATTGAAGTTAAAACAAATAATAAGAAACATTATATTGAAAAAGGGGCTGCAAGGTTTCATAAAAATCAAACAAATTTAATGAATTTAATTAATAAATTAAATTTAAAAGATGAAATAATTGAATATCCATCAAAATTAACATGTGATGAAAATATGAAATATGATTGTAATACATACAATATTATAAAAAAAATAATTAACCTAATTAATAATGATAAAACATCAAATAATCATACTTTTTTAGAATATATGAAAAAAAAAATAAATAAAACAATAAACGAAGAAGAATACAAACAAGTAAAAAATAGTTTTGAATACTTTGAAACATTGGATAAAATGAATGCAAAAGAAGCTGCAAAAATATTAATAAATTATGATCCTAATATACAATTTTACACTATGAAAAATGGTTTATCTTCATTAATCGACAATATGGTTAAATATATAAAAAAACACAATACTAATGTTACACTAAAAACAACCGTAAATATTGTTGATATAAAAATCGAAGATAATATTAGATGTATTAGTGATGAATCAAATGAATATAATTGTAAAGAAATTATACTTGCAATTCCAGGAAAATATCTAAATAATTTTAAAATTAGTAAAGATTTTAAAGAAGAATTAAAATCAGTCCATTACAAAAATTTAAATCGTTTGTATGGAATATATGATACAAAAGAAGATTGGATGAATTATGAAAGATTAATTACCCAAGAAAATAATAAATATATGTTATCACATGATAAAATACAACTTTTAAGTTATACTGATGGAAAAAAAGCTGATTATTGGTTTGATTTATATTTAAAAGATGAAGCAAAAAATAAAATACATGAAAATATAGAAAAAATATTTAATTGTAAAATAAAAAAAGCAAATAAGATATATAATTTTTATTGGGAAAAATCATTGGGAATATGGAAACCAAAAGTAAATTCAAATGAAATTCAAAAAAAAATGTTAAATCCAATTCAAAATGTATATACATGTGGTGATACTTTTAGTAATTATCAAAATTGGATGGAAGGAGCATTGGAAAATGTTTTTATGTTAATTAATTATATGAAATCTAATAAATATATGAAATCCAATGTAAAAGGTGGTAATAAAAATAAGCAAATATCTTTTGTAAAATCTAAAAAACAAAGACAAACACGTAAAAATAAAAAATATAATGAATATACATTTGCTGAAGTAAAAAAACATAATCAAAGAAATGATGCTTGGATGGTAATTAATAATAAAATATATGATTTAACATCATGGATAGATTCACATCCTGGTGGAGATGTAATATTGAAATATGTAGGTAAAGATGGAACTAAAGTATTTGAAAGTATACATCCTTCTTATGTAATGAATAAAATATTACCTAAATATTATATTGGTAAATTGAAAAAAAATAATACAAAAAAAAAATAATACAAAAAAATAATATTATTCAAAATTAATTAAATCAATTACAATTAAATATATTATTAAAAATTACATTTAAAAATATATTTATTATTTCTTATTAATGAGTGAAAGTGAAACAAATGTTGAAACACCTTTGTTAGAAGAACAATCAGTAAGTTCTAATGAAGAAGAGCAAAAAATAAAATGGGAAGAAGTAAATAGTGATAATTCCAGTGATGATGAATCAATTGATGAAGCTGATTTATTTCCTGAATTAAATTTACCAGAATTTCCTGATTTAAATAACAAACCAAATATAGAACAAGTATTACAAGATTTTATAAATGACCTCCAAAATACATTTCCTGAAATAGGAGATAAATTAAAAGAATTATATGATGAAAATAATAATTTATTAGTAGATAAAATTATTGAATTTTGTAAAGAAACATATCCTGTTCACTTTTTCAATATATTATATCAAAATGAAGAATTATTTGAACAAGATATATGCTTACTTCCTAACATTAATTTTTCTACATTGTGGAAATTAGAAGATATTAATGAAAATCACAAAAATACTATTTGGAAATATTTACAATTAGTTTTATTATCAATTGTTGGTGATATTAATGAAAATGAAGTATTTGGTGATACTGCCAAATTATTTGAAGGCATAAATACTGATGAATTTAAAAGTAAATTAGAATCATGTATTGATCAAATTGAAGAAATGTTTAAATCGCGTGCAAATAATGAAACAGAAGGTGAAAATGTAAGAATGGATATTTCAGGTGAACATAATTTTGAAAACTTCATGCCCAATGCGGACGATTTACATTCGCATTTATCTTCAATTATGGATGGAAAAATAGGAAGATTAGCTAATGAAATCGCTGAAGAAACAGCTAAAGAACTTGATTTAAATCTTGATAATATGACTAGTCAAGAAGATCTATTTGAAACTGTATTTAAAAATCCAAAAAAATTAACAGAAATTGTAGGAAAGATTAGTGGTAAAATCGATAAAAAAATGAAGTCAGGTGAATTAAATGAAAAAGACTTAATCAATGAAGCAGGTGAAATGATGGATAAGCTAAAAAATGTTCCTGGTATGGATAAAATGGAAGATATTATAAAATCAATGGGAGGAAAAGATTTAGAAGAAATGATGAAATCAATGGGAGGTATGAGTGGAATGAATGATTTATTTAAAAGTATGTCTGGTAATAAAAATGCAAAATTCAATAAAGGAGCTTTTAATCAACATATGAAATCTACACAAATAAGACAACGTTTAAAGAAAAAATTAGAAGAAAAACGCAAAGCAGAAATTTTAATGGCAATGATGCAAGCAAAAAATGGAGAACAAACTAATATGGAAAATCAACAAGAAAATGTAAAACAATGTGTAGAAGAAAATAAAGAGAAAAAACAAGAAAATAAATATGATGATGATTGGTTAGAATTTACTGTATATAGTTCAAGTAATAACAAACCTCAAAGATCATCAATAAATAAAAACAATAATAACAACAAGAAAAAGAAGAAAAATAAAAAGAAGAAATAATTATAACAAAAACTAAATTTACTTTTTTTTATTAACAAAAAAATAAAAACTATATATTAATGTATATATAGTATATATGACATCATTTTGGTTATACGATCCTAAAATAATATTTGATAAGGAACATATAAATGAATTTTGGCCTCAAAACGAACATGACTTTGCAAGAAAATTAAATGCATTAACAAGATTAATTTTTGTTTTAACAATATGTGTTTTTGCATTAAGTAATAATATAAAATATTTATTTATTGGATTATTTTCTATTTTAGCAATAGTATTTATGTTTTTTGTAAATAAAAACAAACAAAAAGAAGGTTTTGATCAAATAGATTTATCTAGAAAGAATGAAAATGTTATTCAATACGAAAAAGTGAATGAAAAAAATCCATTAAATAATGTACTGGTTACAGATATTTTAGAAAAACCTAATAGAAAACCAGCACCACCATCTTATACAAAATCTAATACAGAAATAATTAATGATAATACTAAACAAATGATTCAAAATATGAATCCGGATATTGATAATTTAAATGCTAAATTATTTAACGATTTAGGTGATCAATATCAATTCGATTCATCAATGAGATCATTTTACAGTACAGCTAATACAACAATACCAAATGATCAAAAAGGTTTTGCTAATTTTTGCTACGGAAACTTACCAAGTAGAAAACAAACAACAGTATATTAAATTTATTTTTATTTAGTAATAATTAATAGTTAATTAATATGTATTAATTAAGTATTAAAAATTATATTTATCATATATATACATAATGGCAACATTTAAAGATTTTACATTTAATGAAATGGGTAGAATGGGTAATGATATGTGTACTTTAAGTCAAGACGATATACAAAATAATAAAGGAAGTGAATATATACTTACTAACCATTATTTATCTGATAGTACAATGTCTAAAAGTATAGCTTTTGCTACTAGTCATCCTTCCATTAACTATAAAGGAGGACATCATACAAGTTTAGGTGGAGCTAATATTGATAATAACTCTAAATTATTAATTGATAAAGAAGTAACAAGAGAACATACTAAATTATCTTTGTTAGAAAGACCATATTTAACTGTCCCTTATTTAGGAAGAGGCAAAGTTGATCCTGATCTTGAAAGTGATATTCTACAAGGAGAATCATATACTAATCGTAAATCATCCAATTTACAAACTGAAATTAGTTATATTCCTTATAGTCATACACCATTATTATCATCTGTTGAAGAAAGCATTGCAAATCCAAGTAATTTTATTGAATCAAATGACGTTGGATTTTTAAGAGGAGCTGTTGATACACGTAATTTAAACAGAGATAAAATGAAATAAACAGTAAAATATAATTATAGATTAATCTAATAATATATTATTAATAGATTAATTTAATGACTAACAAAGTATCATTTTATAATATATTTTTTTTTACAATAACATGTAGTATAGGTGGAGCAACATATGGATTTTATAAAAATATATATGACGAATATTTATTTCATGGAATTTCTATAATTTTTTTTCAAAAAATATTTTCCGATGATTTAATAGAAAAAAGCACTAGTTATGGATTATATGGTGCAAGTATAGGTACACTTTTATATCTTTTATTTGAGGAAAAAACTTAAATAATATTTAACATTAATATTAATTAATGTTTAAATACATATTAATATTTTTAATCAATTTATACGTGTCATTAACTTATTTTATATCAAAAAATAATATTAATTATGAAAGAATAACAGAACCATACTTATCAAATGATTTAACGTTTAATTGTAAAAAAAACTTTAAAATAAATAAATACAATAATGATAATAAAGATAACATAAATAATTTATATGCTGTAAATAATAAAATAATAACTGTAGCTCCTGCTGGATTACGTGGTTTTTATTCATTAGGTGTAGCAAGTTATATCAAAGAAAAATATTGTCTAAACAACTGTATTTTTTCAGGTGCTTCAGCTGGTGCTTGGATTAGTCTTTGTTTATCATACAAAGGTAATCCTTTAAAAATACCATTGGATATTTTATCATTAAATTATGATGATATTAATTCTATTTTTAAATTACAAATGTATTATAAAAAATATTTTTTAGATAATTATAAAGACGAAGATTTTGAATTAGAAAAAATTTATATTGGTGTTACTGAATTAGATAATATACAACCAATAACACACATTTATAGTGGTTTTAAAACAATACAAGATACAATAGATTGTTGTATTGCAAGCTCACATATTCCTTTTTTATCAGGAAAAATTTTAAATAGATATTATGATAAAGTATCTTTTGATGGTGGTTTCTCTGCATACCCATATGTTGATTATGACGACCCAATATTACATATAAACTTGGATATGTGGAAAAAAGAAAGGGGACATTTATTAATTGATAAAAATATAAATTATTGTAATACTATTTTTGGTTTACAAATAAAACAAATGCAAAATATGAAAGAATTATTTTATTCTGGTTTTTTCGATACTATGAATAACTCTTTAATTCTTGATAATATATTTAATAAATTAGATGAATAATTTTTATTATGGTTCACTTGAACTTACATGTTGTGTAAAATTTTTTGGTTCTTTTGAACAAGTAACAAAATTTTTTACTTTTCCAAGATAAGTAGCATCGTTAAAATTATGTTTATCTTCTTTTGTTATTTCTGTTATTTGAACAATACTACCATCCATCAACTCATAATAAATATATGGAAAGTTATTTTGTTTTATTTCATTTACATGTTCAAACTGTTTTTTTGAATACCATGCATATTCGGTTCCTTTGATTGATGAAGACATTTTAAAATTATTATAAATGTCTTTATCTAATTAGAAATCAATTTTTTAATTTATTAAATATAATAATTTTTTATGATTAACATCAGTTATTTTATTATATTTTACAATATCTTTTAAACAAAATGAAAATTCTTGAAAATAATCATATGAAAACAATAATAACATATTACCTTTATGGTCATCATCATTAAAATAAGAAAATCTTGTTATTTTTTTTAAATATTGATGTAACTCACGAAAATCTTTTATACTATCATAGATGTCATCTATTTTCTCTATAATTAGATTTGTATTATAATGATCAAGATAGAAAAAATCCAACAACTGTTTTCTGTATTCTGTATCTTTTTCAGTAATTTTGTAATTTATAATTAAATTATAATTAATATTATTCATTATATCAATATAATGAATAATATTTAACTATTGTTATAAACAAATAATAATTTTATTAAATATTTAATAGTACCTTCTATCAAATTTGTTGTATAATGATTATCTTTATTTATTTTATATTTTGAAAATAATGATACTAATATAAAAATAAGATATGTAATTAAAATTCGTAACTTAAAAAAAATATAATGAATATTAGAAATTAAATTATTATTATAAATATTAATAACATTTGTATAAGAATAACCATAAAAAAAATAATTATGACAATTTAATATGCCTGTCATTATTCGTTCACTATTATTTTCCTCATTGCGAATAAAAAGCATACTAATTAAATATTGATTGCACAAATTAAAAAAGATTGTATCTCTATTTTCTTTTTTTTTAAAAATATATGGATACATACCATCAAAAAATACATTTTTATATAATAGTTTTCCGTTCATTAAATATGGTAAAAAAGAACTTTTTGCAATAGATTGAAATAAATCATTATTATTTTTATATTTTTTTTTTACGATTTGTTTATTTTTTTTAATATTGTGATACGTAATAAAAACTTTATTGTTACATTCTTTATAAAATTTTTTTGGGCAAGATTCTTTTAATATTTTTAATATTTTAAAATAAAATTTCATATTTGGTGATGTTAAATTCATTCGTATTAATTTGTAAACAATATCTTGTATTTCTAGTAAATTTAATTTATATATTATACACAATAATGAACCAATACTACAACCAGAAAATCTTTTTATTTTTATCATATTACGTTTTTCCAATTCTTTTAAATAGAATAATGAACCAATTAAATAACTCCCACTATATGCTCCACCATCTAATATAATATCGAATTCTTTTGGATTTTTATATTTATTGGTTTTTTCTAAATTGTCTACCAATTCTTTTATGCTTTTTTCCATTAAATTATTTATTAATTAGACTTTTTAATTATTTTTCGTACGGATTACTGAATATATTTGTTTATAAATTATAATTTATGTCTAACGAAAATAACGAAAATGAAAATAATAAATCTAATATAAAAAACCAAGAGAAAGAAAATGATGATAATAAATATTTAGATGATGAAGATATAGAATTATATAATGGTGATAATGTTAAAAAAAGTATTTTAGGAATAGTTTTTCATCCTGTTATTGAAAAATATATAAAATTTAATATTGGTAGTTATTACACATATTTACATTTGGGAATTATTATTTTAGGAGCATATGTAATATGTTTTGTTAATGATTTACAATATTTAACCATATTTATGATTATTCTTTCATGTAATGCTTTTACAAATATTATTTTACATGACTGTCCTCTAACTATGTTAGAGCAAAAATATTTAGATACATCTATTGTACAAACACGAATTAACAGTTTAAAAGCAATGAATATAAATTATGAATGTGATCGTTATGGGCAGTTTGAATCACAATTGGAATTTATAATTAATACTGCATCACTTTGTATATTTAAAATATTTTTCATTATTGTATACAAACACTGTTTTTTAAATACGTTAATCATTTAATATAATATAAATATTATATTATGTAGTTAATACTGTTAAAGAAAATGATAGTAAACGAGTTGATTAATAATTAAATTTAAAATTGAATTAAAAATATTATATTAATTATATTAATAAATATAATAATGTCTGTCGATAATTATAAACCTAAAATTTTTACAGTTGATGGAAATATTGGTTCTGGAAAATCTACTTTTATACATGAATTTAAAGAATATATCAAAAATTTTAAAAATATTAAAGTAAATTTTATATTTGTTCAAGAACCAATTGATGAATGGAATAAAATAACTGATAAAAACGGTGATACAATATTAACAAATTTCTACAAAGATCAAGATAAATATGCTTTTTCGTTTCAAATTATGGCAATTGTTACACGTTATGAAAAATTATTGGAAGCTATTAGTGAAGCATATCTTCTAGAAAAAGAGACACAAAATAAAAGTTATATATTTGTAGAAAGAAGCATTATTACTGATAAATATATATTTGCTAAAATGTTATATGAATCAGGCAAAATTAATGAAATTGATTATAAAATATATAACAAATGGTATAACATTATACAACCTTCTGTTAAAATAAGTAATATTATATATATGTACACTTCACCATCAACCTGTAAAAAACGTATTATAAATAGAAATAGAAACGGTGAAGACGATATTGATATTGAATATTTAAAACAATGTCACGCATATCATGAAAATATGATGACTATTATGAAAAAAGAACATGTAAATATTTATAGAATAGATTGTGAAGATGATGATATTTATAAGAATATTTCGAAAAAAGATCTATTTTTAAAAAACATATTAAATAAATTATTATTTTAAAAAATTATATTTTAAAAATCATTGATTTTCTTTTATTTTTTACTGTTTTTGTTCGTTTTCCAAGAAATTTAAAATATTTATTAGCTAATGTAAAACGTTTGTTTACATTTTTTGCATTAGGATATAATTTTTTTTTATGTTTTTTCATTGCTTCAAGACGTACTTTCATTATCATACCAACTTGCCAAATTCTTTTATGACTATATTTATCTTTTTTATACAATGATTCTAAATTTTTAATAGTTTTTTTTACATCATCTACTGTAGTATATTTTATTGGTATAGTATCACTTGGATCTTTATCAATATAAACATCAAAACTTTTCTTAGGATCATTTGGGTTATATAAAAATTGTTTTTTATTCTTTTTACTTTGCTTATTGTTTATCATATATAATAAATAATTATTATAATATTAATAATCATTATTTATTGATAAAGAGAAAATATTGTTTTACGTGTTTTCTTTGCTTGTGTTTTTTTCTTTACACTTTTTTTCTTTTGAGTTTTCTTTTTATTCTTTTTTTCATTGTTCGATTTTTCATTGTTCGATTTTTCATTGTTCGATTTTTCATTGTTCGATTTTTCATTGTTCGATTTTTCATTGTTCGATTTTTCATTGTTCGATTTTTCATTGTT